CCCTTACAACTTCTGTTTTTATGTTAGTTTTAGGAATGTAAACTGTCTCCAATTTGTCGACAAACAAAGTGTCCTTTTTTGTCACGGTTTCAAACTTGTAGACAGTCTCCTGCTCGTGTCTAGGGTAAACCACAAAGGTTAAAATTACACCTCCAAGAAAGGCTAAGATTGCGATTTGAATTCTTTGGTCCATTATTTGTCTAAGTCAATATTTTCCTCATAAAGTAAAGTCCTAAGCTGGTCACGACAAGCTTGGTAAACTTGATGCTGGTCATCGTTTAGGTCTTCGTATTTAATCTTAGAGCGCAACCATTGGTCAAACTCATTTAAAACGCAATGCATTGAGCTTGCATTTACCGCCATATACCATCCATGTTGGTCCTCAGGTAGTTCAAATATTAGTTTAGCTTTCATATCGGAAATTTACAAGAATCGACTAGCAACTCCCAAGTATCACTTTCCTTGGTTCTTATTCGTCTTCCATCTAAATTTAAAATTCTGCCTCCAGTTGGTTTAATTGGTGCGCCTCTTTCAATATGCCATCCTCCAAAGCCGTCTTCATACTCTTCCTTATAAGCGCCAGTAATAGCAAGATGGATTTGCTTTTGTACTAACTCATGGCAATGCTTTCCTGTGTTATATTGAACCGCATCCCTAGCATCGTTTCTGCTGGAGTTCTCGTGAATGTGTCCCATCACGAAAATGTCCATGTTTTCATACATTTCAAGCGCACGAGTTAAGTTAATCGCTCCCTTAGTTACGACTCCACCGCCTCCGCTTCCATGAAAGTATTTTAGCATCTTAGTCATAAAAGTGTTGCTTTCAACTTGCTTTTTAACAACAAGCCAACCCCCATATCCTCCAGTATAAACGCTGGTTTTGTTCGTATAATTTAGCAAGTCAACAAACCTTTGCAATGGGTCGGTCTCAAGATTCTTGATAATTGCCGTCTCATGGTTTCCGTAACCGATAACCGTTAAAAGACTGGCATAAGGAGACCACCAATCAACTGCATCCTCAATAACCGCATCAATATAATTTGCCTTGTTATGCTCAGGTAGTACATCCTTTTTGCTTCGTCTTGGGTCGTACTTACCTTGCATCAAACAAAAGAAATCGCCGTTTATAAAGATTGGCATTTCTTCTTCTTTACAGTAGTCCAAGTGACGCTTTAGTTTCTCTCGGTCGCATTTAGGATTGTCCCAATGTATATCCGATAATAAAGCAATTTTGGATTCTTTTTGGTCAAGGTTAATTTGGTGCAAATTCCTTGATATTCTTTTGATTTCCATTAAGGAATAGTTTGGTACACTGTTTTGCCTCCAACCCTAACGGCTTTTAGCTTTTGCTTTCTGTTGCCTGTTTTTACATAGCTTACATGGACCCAGTCAGGATTAGCATCCGTTCCAAATTCCCAAATAAGCTGGTCAAAATCTAGTCTGCTTTTAATAAAGTCGAAAACCATTTTATTAGTCACTCCACCTTTGCTTCCATCCATATCGATGTCGATGGCTTGACCTTTGCAATGCTGGGACGATGCGCTTCCTCCAATAAAATCATTTAAAGCCTTGGAGCGGTAACCGCTCGATATAAAAATAGGCTCTTTAAAATGCAAACGGATAGGCTCAAATACTTTCTCAGCAAGTAGCTTGAAATTCTCCAAATGCTCAGGAGTAGGAGTGTTGTCAATGCCGTGACGCTTTGCAGAATCGCTTCTAGTGACTTCTGCTAGGTTTAGGTGTGTGCTAATTTTCATTCGCTATCTTTTTTAAATATTTTCTCAGCAGCAGTAATTCCAAGTGCAGCAGCAGACAAAGCCGCCACCGAATAAACCAAAGCCTCAGATGGTTCGTTTACTGAGTCGTGATTTGCGTACAAAGTCCAGCATAAAGCAATTGCAGAGAATACGCCAACAAATCTTTTAGAAGATGCTTCTCCGTTTTCGGATAGAAATCCTTTAAGCCAATCAAATAGTTTTTTCATCTTATTTAAGTTTAAAGTCCTTGTTTATTCCTATCGAGTATGCACCAAAGGTGTCACCGAAAGCACTCTGCGCACCGTAGCTTAATACAAATGAGTAACCATCATTCATAGGTACTGTGTAATTCAAATCATATTCCATCGTGATATCCTTATGCCAATAAAAATATCCAATGGCAGCACTTACGCTGAATCTTTCGTAAATCGGAAAGGTTGCCATAAGCTCTTGGTAAAAATCCTTTTTGTCAAAAGTCCAAAATCCGCTATTAATTCCAATTGCCGTATCGCCAAAATACTTACCAACCTCAATTGTTCCACCTAATAAATTTTTTGTGTCCTGTAATTTAGTATCAAAAGCGACATTAGGCGCAGCCATGATGTAGTATTGTGCTTGGCTTTGGAAGCTAAAAAACACAAATAGAATAAATAGGTATTTCATATAGCTTTCTTTCTTACTGCTGGTTTTCTTGCGGCGGTTCTTCTTACTGGCTTCTTTACTGCCTGCTTGCTATTCTTAAACATATCGTAAATGATAGAACCAAGCAAAGCAATCGCTAAGGCAATAGAACCAATCATAAATGTTGAGAACTTATCTAGCAAAGAAATCATCTCTTTGGTTTGACTTGCTCCAATAGTTGTTTGAATGTCTATCAAGTCATTAACATACTCAAGGACTGGATAAATCTTTTCATCCATCTCCTTGGCTTCTTTATCTGTAACTATTCCATCCTCGCTAATTTCCTCAAAGAAACTATCAGCATCATTAATATACTCTTGAGCCTTATCGCTTACCTCTTTCTCTTCGGGTGTTTGGTAGGTCTTGAGATACGCTGCCCACATGGTATCTGTGATAGCTTTCTCATCCTCAATAGCTTTTAAATCAATTCTGCCGCCTTTAATAACTTTGATTTGGTCTTGTATTGCGGACCCGTAATAATCGAACTTGCGGCTTAAATATGGCTGAGGCACAAGCCTATCTTGGTAAACGCTTGTTGCGGTTTTCTTGATTGTGTACTCTACATATTTACCAAACCCAGCAACGGCTAAAATTATGGCGGTTAATATGATTAAAAGAATGTTTTTCATTTCCTTCTCCTTACTGGTGTCTTTGGAGCTTCTTTTTTCATGAATGACATTGGGTCGGCTGCAAATTGACCACTAATCTTTAATACTCCGTTGATAATCTCAGGACTATTTAAACCAACTAATCCGTAAGCAATAGCTTTGTACATAGCATCCATTTCAAATTGCTCCATCACAAAGTATGCAATCAAAGAGGCAATCATGGATGAAACCATTTTCTTGACAACATCTCCAGCACTTTGGTTTTCGTTTGTAGTTACTAACCTAGCAACCATTCCAGCTGCACCAATTAGCAAAACAACCCATCCACCTGATAAAAATTTGTCAATAAACTTTTCCAATTTTATCTTCCTTGACCTCTGTATTTTTTAGGCTTGTTAATGCTCTTAGAATATGCTTTTTTGGCTTTGCCGTTTCTTCGCTTGCCAAATGGTGTTGCCTTTATTACGCTAGTTCCTTTTTTCATTTTCTCGCTTGTCGTGAACCGCTTTCTCGTTTTTAATTTTGTAGATTAGATAGACAATTGAAAGCAAAGAGATAATCATCGTGAGAACCACATTTAGGAAATCAATTCCGATGGCTTGAAAAACATTTGCCACAAATGCCACAAGCGTCGATGGTACTCCTATTTCGTCTTTTTGCAATAAATTCATTTTTATCAATCGCTATTCGTTTATCAAAAATAAGGCATTTAAAAGGAAATAAAAAAGCGCTATTTCTAGCGCTCTAAATCCTTGGTGGTGGTTTACTATTACTTTTCCTTTAAAGCCTCGTAGAGAGGTCCTAAAACAAGCACAGTAAAGCCTTTAGCCTTGACCTTCTCTTTGATTAGGTCAGCATCGGATTTACTTACTTCAATCTCTCCTTCGGAGTAGTAGATTTTCTTAGCCAACTCGTAAAGACGAATTGGGTCTTCTTTCTCCTCGGCAGCAAACAATGCATTGCCTACCATTTTAGACAAAAGCATCTCTTCGCCTTTCTCGTTTTGGATTGCGTTGCCCTCAATGTCAGTTAGGGCGATTGCTAGATTTACATTCATGGTACAAGTGTAAGGTTTAATTTTTCGGCAATATACTCGAAAGCATAATCATTGCTGCCGTTCCAAGACAAATAATCTTCTCCACTTAGAGAAATATTGCCTTCGGCAACTGACTGACCTACTGAGATTGGCATTGCTTCTGTTCCTTGACCACCTGTCAATAGTTGGTAATAGAAAGTGCAAGCAGTTTCTAGGTTGTCGTTTACTATGATTGCGTTAAGCAGACTAGCCTCTAGCTGCTCTCCGTTTTTCCATACTAAAATTGGTTCGATTTTTTTCATGATTTTTAGTTGTTTAAGTTGGTACTTCTCCTAAATCTTCTGCTGCAATATTATAATATTTTGAGCCTATTTGCACTCTAATGCTACCATTAGCTGATGTTGTTTCAGTAAGAAATCTTCCTAGCAACCAATTTGCTGATGTACTTCCATAAGGATTACCAGTCTGAATTCCACCACTAAAATATCCATCTCCGTAGCAAGTGATTCGTGAACTTCCAGTTGTTCCGTTAAGAATTAAAAATCCGCTAGAATTTAAAGTCATTGCATTTTGAATGGTAGTATTAAAAATTACAGAATTCTGAGCAGAGTTTGATGATTGTTTTAATTGTACTTCTCCTGCTGATGACACACTTATTCTTTGAGTTGTATTAGTGCTAAATGCAATTGTATTAGCACTAGGCAAGTACATTCCATTTGTAGGAATAGTAGACCCTGATGGAATAAAACTAGCAGCCGTCACCGAAGAGGAGAAGGTAGCTGCTCCTGTGGAGGCTATTACTAAAGCTGAAGTCGAACCTCCATCAACTGTCCATCTGAAAGCACCGCTTGAAGCAGGTTTTCTAAATACTGCATCACCTGATGAAGCTCCATTAACTAAATCATCTACACCATCACTAATGCCCCAAAATGCTTTGGTTGTTCCACTCTGTTGTAATGATAGTATTGGTCTTGTTCCTGTTTGGGTAATGTCATTATTGCTTACTAATAATGCCCCACTAAACCTCCCTGTTCCGTTAACATCTAGCTTAAAGCCAGCGTCTGTCGCCGTATTAATCAGCACGTTGCCTCCTGAGGTAACATTAAATAGTCTACTAAAACTTGAACTCCAAACACTAAATAAATCAATATCTCCTCCAATATAAAATCCTCCTGCACCTGTACCTGTTCTAAATAAACCTAATTGTGCTGAGCCATTACTTTGACTAAGTCGAGTATATCCGTTTGTATCTCTTGAAACAATTGTAGCACCAACATCACTAACTTCAAGTCTTGCACTAGGACTAGCCGTACCGATGCCTACATTACCACCTGAGGTAATGCGCATTCGTTCGGTGTAAGTACCTGCATCATTTGTATAAAATGCAAGTTGACCGCTATTTGATTGAGTACCTCCTGTACCAGTTATACCTCTAATTTCACCAACTAACCTTGTAGAATTAGAATTGTAAAATTCAAGGTTTGCAACGTGTAAATCATTGGCATTACCTCTATTTCCGCTAACTCTTGTAAAAGTCTCACCACCTGTGGTTACTTCTAAAACTCTAGTTCCATCTCCCCCACTAAACCTACCTGTTCCTGCAACATTAAGTTTAAATCCTGGGTCGGAGGTTGTTCCTATTGAAACATTGCCTCCAGTATTAATTATAATGTCATCAAAAAAGGCATCTCTACCAACTCTTACTCCAACTGCACTTGAGTTTGAACCAAAAGTTGCATATCCACCTGTGGTATTAATTACTGCGTTATTTGCTTGTACTTCAGTAGAACTGTAAATTTTACCATTGACATCTAATTTAAAACTTGGACTAGTCCCAATTCCCACATTCCCCTGAACCAACAAACCTTGCGAAGGTGCTGCCGATGGTGTTCCAATAGATAGTCCGCTATTAGAACCCAATGTCATCGCTTGGGTGAAGCTTATAGCATTACCTGCCGTACCGCTTGGGGCGTTAAACCAACGATGTTGACCGCTTACTTGGTCATATCTTGATGCAAAATTTGTTGTTTTATATATATACTGAAAAGAACTATTGATAAATGAATTTTCAGAAAGTATAGTACCGCCATCATAATATAATGATGTTGTACTTCCAATATCTAAAACTTTAAAAGTAGAACTCCCCCACGCACTCGGTGTAACTCCTAAGCCAAGGTTGCCATTTGCATCGTTTATTAAATTACTATTCCCAATCGTGCTTGTTCCCGTAAACTTAGGCAAGTAGTTAGTTGTCCCTGTTCCTGTCACAGGGTTAGTTAAAGCGTTCTGCTTGTTGTTAAAGGTTGTCCAATCCGTACTAGATAACAAGCCATTTTGCGAGCCGCTAGCCGTTGCAATTGCTAAAGTAATAGTTCCGCTTGTTGTTACTGGAGTTGAGCCAATAGTTACGCCGCTAGTTGCCGACGACAATCCGACTGAGGTAACCGTTCCAGCTCCAATGTCTGTTCTAACCTCCGCAGCTGTTCGTTTATGCACAACGCCACCGCTAAGAGTTAAAAAATCGCCAGCCGTATTTGAAACGCTAGACAATGCAAGGTCAACCAATGAGGTACGACCGCCAACAACGGTCATTGCGTTTCCGCTGCCACTTGTTTTGCTTACATATAAAGCCTCATTGTTTCCGCCTTTAGTTACTATAATTCCGTAACCGCTGCCGCTTGTATGATTTACAGTTAGCGTGTCGCTTGAGCCGTTGTTTGCAAATGTACCTCTCTCAGCCGTCAAATCGTGCGTGCCTAAATCAACATCCGCAGTCGCTCCTGTGTAAGGAACAAATCCTGTCAAAGAAGGGAAAGAAGCCAAGCTACCATCGCCTCTAATATACTGAGCAGTAGTCCCTGCTCCCGTAACTGCAATCGTTCCGTTTGTTGTTACAGGACTGCTTGCAACGTTAAATGCACTCGGCATAGTCAACCCAACTGAGGTAACAGAACCAGTTCCGTAAGCAGTAGAATCTACTGAGCCGTCAGCTTTTAAAAATTGTGCAGACGTTCCGCCAGCTTTTACAAATGTGCCAGCAAGTATAGATTGAGCGCCAAGGTTAACAGTTGTAACGGCTCCAGTATAAGGCACAAAACCACCGCTAGAGTTTTCCCATTTGCTTGTTGACGAATTGTAAACCAAAACTTGTCCATTGGTAGGCGAAACAATTGTCACGTCTCCTAATTGGTCTAAGTCAATATCTGTTCGGTCTACGTTTTCCCATTTGCTTGTGGTCGAATTGTATTGCAAAATCTGACCATTAGTAAGCGCTGAAATGTCAACGTCAGTCAAGCTGGCTAAAGTGCTTGGAGAACCTGCAAAAAGAGTTGATTTGGTAGTTTGTTTGTTTAAACCATCTTGCCAAATTAAAACTATGTCATTGTCGCCAACACTTGCCGCAATTGGGAAATCTATAAACCTTCTATTTGCCATTATGAAATTGGATAAACGTATGCAGTAGGTACTTGCCCAAAGGTAATTCTTGCAACTCGACTTGCCAAGTCATACTCCCAACCAATTACTTGTAATCTAACGGTAGAATATCCAGTATAGTCTAGTTCTGTCGTCAAATAGCCATTGCCAAAGATGTTTCCTTTGCGTCTAAATGACCCCTCTAATCGGTAGCTAAGAGCATTGTAAACGCTTAACACATTACGAGCATAGCAGTCTCTTAAAGTAGGCGAATAACCGCCCAAAAGCGCCTGATTTTCAAACGATATGTTGGTTTGGGTGTAGGTAATTGACCCATTTGCATTCACTTGCAACAAGAATGTAGACGTTTGGTAATTGTTTCCGTTAGCATCCTTTAAAAAGACTTGCATTTGCACGTTTGCCTCGCCTGTGTAGTCGTATCCGTTAAAGGTTATCGTCACATTTTTTTGCGTGCTGGAAATTGTAGTAACAACCACATTTAATTCAGCGCTTGGAGGTGGAGGATTACCTGATAAGCTGCTAACTAAAATAAAAACAGAGTCAATTGTAAAGCCACTTGCCGCCACAAATTGACGCTGATAAGTTCCAGTAACTGTGCCGCCTGAAAAACTTAACGTATTAGCGCCCAAAGTATCAGTCAATCTGTTTACTTGTGTAACTGCACCGCTTGGAACTCGGATAATATTAGGAGTTGATGCCAAAGATTTTTCAACAAAAACAATCGCTGGCAAATCACCTATTTTAAACCAGTTTTTTGATGCAGTAATGCATAGGTCGCTAAATCTTAACTTGTCCTCTCGCAAACTTGTGTATGCCCTAGCGGTTTCATAAATCTTTTTAACCTCTGTTGGGTTCTTTTTACCCTCATATGTTGACAAAATCTTTGCGCTAGTAACTACTGCGTTGCCAGTCTCGCCAAAGTATTTAAGTTCAATTGATAAAAAGCCAGCCGTTGGCAAGACAAAGCTTGTAAGTTTAAACTTACGCTGGTCATCGTCCTTCGTAGAATAATAGACAAACGTATAATAAGTCTCGCTCCAATCTAATAAGGTTAAGCTTCCAACAATTGTAGTACTTAAGTACCTTGTTGTATTGCTTGAGTCTACGTGCTTAACCGCAATAGCCAACCCACTTGCTAAAGTCAAATAGTTGATATCAACCTCCAAATCAAGGCTTAACCCAGCAAAGTCCAAAAATACTGGCTTTGATGTTATTGGCTGGTCTGTCTCTTCGCCGTTTGGCATAAATCTAATGTCCCAAGAAACACCTTGCTCGTCATCGTAACCAGTTTGCGACGGAATATTATTTGGAAAAACTTGAATTATTGTGGTGTCAGGGTCAGGAGTTACAGTCCAATCGACTGGCTTGTAAGGTCCTTCTAAATACCAACTAGACTCGTTTAGTTGCTCTCCATTTGCAATAATTGATTGACCCAAATCGCCTTGCGTAACTGTAAGTTTTTTAATCGGTCTTTGGTACTGCAAAAGTTGGTCTGCTTGTACTGGAATCCAAGTTGCATTTGCGTTGGTTTGGTCTGCAATAATGTCAACTGTATAACCGTCAAATTCTAAATAATTAAGTTTAAAATTAAACCCAACAGATACAAATATATTTTTACCAAAAACAACTCCTGATAATTGAGCGCTGCCAACTGAAGGTCTTGAAATCCAATTTATTCCATTTGTTGAATAAAAAATTCTATTTGTCCCTGAATTTGTAACCGCAACAAAATATCCATTGCCGTAGGTAATTGACCTAATAAATGAACTAGGAAGTACTAATCCAGTAGTAGTCCAATTAATACCATCATAAGAATAATGAGTTCCTGTTGTGAAAATTCCATTTGCAAATATAATTGAAAGGTTAAAAAATGAGGTTGCTCTAGTTGTCCAATTTATACCATCTGTTGACGTTAAAGTGGTTCCGCCAGTACCTGCTAATGAACTATAACAAACAATAACCCATATACCATTACCATACGCAGCTTTTTGCAACCTCCTGTTACTTGTCGTGGTTCTTGTAGTCCAGTTTATACCGTCAGGCGAGGTCATAATTTGACCATCTGCATTATCTACCGCAGTTACAACAAAAAGATTGTTGCCAAAAGAAATGTTTTCAATTTCACTATTTAAAATTGAAGATGTTCTACTAGTCCAATTTATAGCGTCTGTTGAGGTATAAATTTCTATTTCTCCTGTGTAAGGGTTATTACCTACTGATACAAATTTTCCATTTCCAAAAACAACATCTACTGAATATCTATTAGTATTATCAATTTCTGTCCAATTTAATCCATCTGAGGAATAGGCTCCATAAATAGACAAACAAGCATAATATTTATTATTACCATAAGCAATTTTTCCATACAAATTATTTAAAGTCTCCTGTTTCCAATCTGTAATGTCAGTATTTTCGCCATATATATTTTCAAAACTTTCAATTATTGACCCGTCAATGTAACTGTGAATATATATAATAGATTGTTCAATATTTCTTGCAATTGCTCTTTGGATAACCCACCTGTTATTTGATTGAAACAAAGACCATCCAAAGCTTCGGCAAACCTCTTTTAAAAACTCAAAAGAATTTAAACCTAAAGCATCAAACGTGCCAGCTTGAACAAATAATCTTTCGCCTGCGTCTTGGCTAAAAATAGACTTTGTGTTGTCCATTACCAAACCTTCATAAAGGTCGTTACAGATTTCAAAATCCATTGCAAGACCAAGGCTATTCAACTGCTGAAAAACCAAAGTTCCCAAATCGGTATCAACGCTTGGACCAGTCAAAGCAACCTCTTTAAGTTGCGCCAGCGCATCTGTTGCAGTCAATACAACTGGATAAGGTGGGTCTTGAAATGGCTCGCCTACAATGTCATTTAGCAAATAGCCTTTAAATACAATATTGCCATCAAATTTGTGAACAACGTAAAAGTCTCGGTCAGAATAACTAAAGAAATTAGTAAAGTCTGTGTTTTCTGTTGAGTAAAAACTAATCGTTAACGTGCTTGACATAATTGGCGAAAGAATGTCTTCATTGTCCTCTCGCTCGTATTTATGCACCGCAGGCAAATCCGTAGCAATTAACTCAGTAGAGGTCCCAACAAATGCGTCTTGGTAGATTTCTACCACGTTTGCATTGTTGTCAACGTCTTTAAATGGAATCGTGTATTTTAAGCCGTAAGCCATTGGTTAGAATTTACGTTGTCTTGTTTTGTTTGCTCTGTTTAATGTGCCAACTAGGTTGTCACCGCTAATGCTAAAGGTAACATTTCCGCCTAGCATATTTTGCAATTTGTTCAAAGGTGCAATTACTTCAGGATTAGTTCGTGCGCCTGTGTATTCGCCAACAAGCGCTGGAGTTGGTCCTGAAACAATTCCTCCGTTTGCAAATGGAGTAAGTCCGCCAATGCCGTATTTTTTACCTCCAGCAATTAAAGAACCTAATCCTTTACCGCCTCCAGCAGACATTACTGCTCCACCAGTTAAAATGTTTAATGTGATTGCCGCTGCAATTGCTGCCGCAAATCTTATTACCATTTGTTTTAAAGCATCAAAAATACCTTGAAAAGATAGCTTCCCTGTCTCTGCTAAAGTTGACAAAGTTTGTGCAAACATATCGCCAACAAATAATGCAGCACCCATGTTTTGAGCAACTAAAGCCGTATCGTCAGCTAATTGCTTTTGTGCCTTGTCGTATGCTTGCGCTCTTAAAATTGCATCCTCAGGAATTATAATACCCTGCATTGACGCAGAAATTTGCTTATTAAGGTTTAATATTCTTTGCCCAGCGTTCTGCATTATTTTTTGACGCTCAGGGTCTGCATTCCTATTTGGGTCTAGATTTCTTTGACCAAATGGGTCTCTGTCAGCTAATTGATAAGTTGCTTTTACGTGCTTTTCATATTCCTCAGATTCCTTTCGCAGTTGTTTAATTTTCTCCTCATGCGCCTTTTTAGCTGCTTCAGCCAATCTTTTTATTTCTTCAAGTTGCTCTTTGGTTTTAGTTGTTGTCTTTTCTGTTGCAGTTGCAAGCAAATTTTCTGACGCAGCTTGGTCTTTTCTTATCTTAATATAAGTTTGATAAAGCGATTTTGAGTCTTCAACAGTATTACCTAAACGAATCATTTCGTTTAGAAATTTAGTTTGACCTTCTCCACTAGTTACAAATGCAAGACTTAAGTTATCGAATTCAGTAGCTGCATCCTTAATAGTTCTTGTTAAATCGTCAGTTGAATCGTTTACTTTTAATAAATACGTTCTTGCTTCGTCGCTGGATTCTGCAATAGTTTTAAATGGATTCATTAACTCAATAATTTCTCCCAAATTTCTAAGGGAAGAAATCACGTTGTTAAGGTCTTTTACAAACCAGTTAATAAAGCCGCTAGATGAGTCACCAATGTTTTTAAATAGTTGGGTGATGTTATCTTCTAAGTTTGAAATGGCGCCGCCAGTAGTTGCTGCAATAGCCTCCATTGAACCCGAAACACCTTCAAGGTTTCCAAGGCTCAAAATATATTCTTGGATAGCCTTGTCAGACTTTTGAACCTCAGTAGTTATTCCTTTAAAGGTAAATTGTACAACATCACCTTGAGCCGAAGCCTTGACTCCAAACTCCTTTAATCTTTCAAATTCGCCAGTTTGTGCATCAAGTATTGCCTCTGTTAATTGGTCAAAAGATTTACCAACTGAGGAGGCTAAGTCACCCATTTTACGCATTTGCTCCATCGTTGGAACAAATCCTCTGTTGGCTAATTTTACAAATGAGTCTGTTAATTCATTTACTTGAAAAGGAGTTTTTGCAGCAAAGTCAACAATTTGGTCCATTGCTGCTTTTGCAGCTGAGTTACTTCCTAAAGCGGTAGTAAGTACCGCCTCCATCTTTTGAAACTCAACAGTAGTATTAAGAATCGCTTTGCCAAAATTTATTAATTGGTCAACCGCAAAAACGCCAGCCAATGTTGCGCCTACCTCTGAAAAGGTAGAAGACATTTTTTTTGTTGACTGAATCGTTTGCTTATTTGATTTGTCAATTGACGAATTAACTGAGTTGACCTCTGACTTTAGGTCAGCCATTGCCTTGTTAAATTCTTTTAACTGGGCGACAATGTCAACATTTAATTTTGCGCTCATTTTATGGTCTTGGTTATCGTATCAAAATTGGCTTCTTCTTCAAATTTAAGGTTTTGCCATTGTAGTCCAATTTGGTACGCTCTCTGCTTCTCTTCTTCAGTCGGAATCACAACTGGCTTGGCATCTAACAATGGAATTTTCCAGTACTTATCAGGCTTCCTAATTAAGTCGGATTTCTTTGTAACATTTACGTTGTTAAGCTGCACCCAAAGCGTTCTAAATAAATTCTCCTCTTTGCTTTGCCGCATAGCATAACCGTATGCAATCGACTGATACTCGGCAAATGACATAAAATAAAAGGAGTCAGGTGCAATACCTAACTCCCCAATGGCGTAATGGCAAACGTCTCTAAATGTTATTTTTTTTTTGACTCTCCAGCGTCTCCACTTGGATACTCCACCTTTGTAATTGCACTTATTCCTTGCATGATAACGACAACCACCTTGCCAATTTCATCTGTTGGATTTGTGTCCACCCAATCAATAATATCGACAAGTTCCAAAGTAAATTCTTTGTCGTGGTAAAGTGCATCGACATACAAAGCCGCATAAATAAACTTAGCGATTGCCTTAATTTGACCAACGCCTGTCTTGGTTAGCGCTTCAATTGTTTCTTGGACATCGTAGCCAAGACCTTCGCTAAAATGCAACAAAGCACCCATACCAAATTTTACGGTATAGGTGCTGCCATTAATTGTGATTATTGTTCTGCCTGTGTGATTCATAGGCGAAATATAATACTAATTAAGTTGATGCTGGTACTACGGTCGCCTTTAGTAAAGGACCTTTTCCAGTAAATTCTACTGAGTAGGTTACTGCTGCTTCCATTTCTGCACTTACAGAGATAGAGGCAACAGATGCGTTTCCGTAAAATACAAGGTCTCCAGCAACGTTTGTAGTGAACTTAAGAGCCACAACAGTACGTCCGCTTAGTAGAGTATAAATGTCACCAACGTTGTTTGTGTCATCAAATGCAACCAATCCGTCAGTTGAAATAGACCAATCACGCAAGCCAGCGATATGGTCCGCCCATCCGCCATCGTCTTTGCAAGTTGCATCTGCAAGGTCAACGTTTACAGATAGTTCTGAGGAGGTAGCGCATCCAATCATCACGTTATCAAGGTATACGTTTAGGAGCGTTCCGTTAAATTTGCCAGTAGTAGCCATATTTTTATGAGGTTAATTCGATTTTTTTTTTAAAAATAAAAGGACTTACAAAAAATGCAAGACAATAAATTTTAAGTATAAACCAAAAAGTTGCCGTCTTGGTCAATAATAATCTCAAATAATTCGTCAACAATAAATCTTTCAGCTGGCAAAATAGTTGGATAAAGTCCGCCAACACCTTTAAAACTTACCGAAATACTTGCCGCTTCTTCCATTGGTCCTGATTGGCTAATTGATTCAATCGTTGCTAATCCAATAAAGGTTAAACTATCTTCTTGCCCAGCTGACAAATAAACTCGCTCACGATTAATATAAGCGGTGTAAAGGTCGCCATAAGAATAACCTTCTTGAATAAAAAGAGAGTCGCTTGATAAAGACCAAGACCCAAGCTTTGAAATATGGTCTGCAAAAAATCCTGACTCGTTGCTTGTCTTGTCTAGCTGACTCATTTCAGCAGACAAATTGTAAGAAGTTGATTTGGCAATTCTAGCTAAACCAACCGAAACAAATAAAGCGGAGCCGTTAACCTTACCCATCAATCCAGTTTTCAATAGTCATGATTTCCCGATGCACAATATTTGTATCGGTAATGCTGGAAAGGCTAGTCTGCTGCACAAGTTTAGCCGTTACAATCTTGCCAACCTCAAGCAGTAAATAATTTTCGGGATAAAGGCAAACAAGCTGCAAAATTGAGTCGGCAATTGTGTCTGCATCAAAGCGTCCGTAAGGCGCAATCCCAGCCGTTACAACGTCCAAAGTAATCGTGGTAATGTAATTATACTCTTGGTTGTCTTTGTCGTCCTCTTGGGTCTGATTTGTAATAAGAATGTAAGGAAAATTGGCATCGTCAGGCGCAAAGGTATCGTAGCAAAGAACTGGCGCACCTTTGTAAGTAATGGTTCCGTTTAAAGCTGACCAATAAGCCTTGCGTACAAACTTTTTAATATTTCTCATTTTCTCTTTTTCAATAATGTTGTTAAAGTCCGCTCAATATTTTTTGGCAACTCGGTTCTTTGCTTAAAAACTTCAGGGTAAAAGAAAGGTCTTGCTGGTAAGTTTACCTCTCTAATTCCATCGCCTATAAATTCACTTGCAAACTGAACTAATTCAGTTGGAATTTTTACGCTTGTTCCTGTTCCAAATTCAACGTAAGGTGCGTAATGAGCGCCAACCTCAACACCTCCAGTAATTTGGTTTTTACTTACTTTTATTGGCGTTGACTGAATGCTTTGCTTTAGCGCTCCGCTCTGTACTTTGACATTTGAAACCGCTTCTGACTCAATAGAAAGCATGGCATCCTCTACCTCTGCTCGCACGTAGTCAGCAACATCGTCCTCTAAATCTTTTAAATACTTATAAAAGGCATTAAGGCTTTTCTTGTCAAAGTTTATGCTTACCATTAATCTCGCTCTTTAGCAATTAGCTTAATCATTCTGTCGTATTCGTTCACGTCAATTATGTTGTCAATAATAAGCGTTCTGTTATCGTAAACAATGTGCATCGATTTGGTAATAGTCACCAAAGGATTGTCTCGGATAATTATTTCCCAAGAGTTTTTTATAACCATTTGGTCCTCGCTATTTTGTCGAGTTCCATTTAGGTTAGTAACCTTTGCCCAGCAAGTATAGGTCACTCCCATTGATGAGTAGTAACCACCAAAGCCGTCCGCAAATAGCGTTGGGTTTAGGAATTGTATTCGCTCCCTTAAATCGCCAGCTTTAATTTCTTTATTAGTCCTCATGCACCAAACCAGTTGTAAGTTTTATAAGGCATCAACAATGCTTTAACTCCCAAAGGTGAAGGGATTGCCTGCAAGTCGCTAAAGTCCTCACGTCTTTCATACATTGTATTAACCATCATTTTAATAGCAAGCTTAATGTCCTCGGGAACCGTTGTAAAGCCAGCAGTATAAACCATTTTAAACTTAAATGATTGGTTTGCGCTTGTTATTACAATTTTTGGAAACAAGCCAATGTTTACTTGGTAATTTAAAGCCGTCTCTACGTTGTTTTGGTCAATTGTCACGACTTTAGTTATGTCGCTTGCAGAAACTAAAGGACCGTAAGGCAACTGCCATTGATATGGAAAAGAAAAGGAATCAATTGTCACAGTCTTGCGAATAATTGCCTTGCCAATAAAAGACTCACAATGTAGGCGAGAAACTTTTATAAGGCTGGTAATTAAGGTGTCCTCAACGCTGCCGTCAATTCTTGCGTATTCTTTTGCTTCTGCCAATGTAACTGGCTCGGTAACTGGTGCAATATCTGCAAACTGAACTGAATAGCCAGTAAATGACAGGTTGCTTGGTGTATATAATAAATCACTCATTGTATGGTTTCTTTGCTTTGTCAACGATAAAATTAAAGAATCTTTCCAACTCTTGGTCTTGGTATTTTAACCGCTCATCGGCAAGGTTTCGCATTATATTTTGGTGAAAGTCGTAAAGTATTTCGTCGCTCATCAACTCCTCAATCTTTGCAGCGATTCCATCAAGGTCATCACGTTCAAAATATAATCCAGCTGGTCCAAGGCATTCTTTTAATCCATCCGTAGGCGTGCAGATAACTGGCAGTCGGTTAATTGCCGCCTCCAAGCCTACACGTCCATAAGATTCGTAAAATGATGGAACGAGAACAATATTTGTTTTGCCATAAATCAAATGGACGTCAGGAGTTTGCGCCACATACTTTAAATTCTTCAGCGTATCATCAATGATTTGCTCGCCATAGCTGCCAAGCACGCCCAAAAATTTGCGTTTTGGCAATCGCTTGGCTAGTTCAATTAATATCTGACCGCCTTTATTTTCGTTGCAGTTAATTAGCGTAATGTATTGTCCGTGCTTGCGGTTGTACTTTACGTCCTCAGGAAAAATAGGAGGCTTGCAGACAATAGATGCATTTGGATAAGCACCGTTTTGTAAATTCTTTTCGTTTGCTTTATTGTTGTAAACTACGTGAATGTTTTGTGATTTAAATCTGACGTTTCGATAATCTGAATCGTTGTGGCTTAAAAAAATTAGTTGCTTTTTGTACTTCATGCACCAATTTATTGCAACGCCTGTATTGTCAAGGTGAGTAAATACAACGCTTGCGGTTTGCAAGGCTAAAAAAAAGTCGTTTGAATAATACCCAGTTATAAAATTAATAAAGCTAAACTTTTCGCCGTCAGGGTAAATCTGACTTTCGGGTAAAATAACTTGAATATTGCAGCCTTTTTGGTGCAAATATTTAGCGTAATGTTGAACCGTCCACTCGGCTCCTGAGTTGTGCGTGCCTGCCCAAGCGTGTACAAAGAAAACAATATTCATTCATTTAATGGTTGATTTCGATTAAAGGTATTGATTTATAGATAAATAAAAAAAAACCCCGACTATTTGTCGGGGTCTTAATCAAACTAAACACCTATTTTACTTATACTGCGGAACCGTTAGCCAAAGCAGCTGCAAAGTTTCCGTATACCAAAGCTTTAGAGTTGTAAACTGCAAATGCAATTCTCTCCTCAACTCGTACAGTTACAAAGTTCTTAGTAACGTTGTCAGCATCCTGCTCGAAGAACTCAAGAGTTACGCCCTGACGAACGAACAACTGAGAACCAAGCGCCCAGTCACCAACGAAGAAATCGCCAGCAGTTACGGCATTGATGCTATAAACAGGAACTCCCAAGATGAACATTTGTCCGCCAGCCATAGAAACGTAGCTAGGTAGTGCGTATGCTCCAGTAGTTTCCTTAACAGATACCAATTGCAAGTAATCGCTTGGGTTGATAAGGATTGCGTTTGGAGAATATTCGTCTTTGGTAGTTTGAACAACCGCAGCAGCAAGAACGTCGAATCTGTTGATTAGAGTACCAAATTTAACAGTAGTCCAAGCAGAGCCATCAGTTGCAACACCATGCAAGTTTTGACCGCTACCGCTTCCGTAAAGGATTTGAGTATCTTCTACGTTCAACAATTTGCTAGGCGCACGGCTAGAAAGGTAAGCAATCAAACCAGGAGTATCGTCCAACATTTCTTTGGTCAATCTCATAAAGGTTGGGATTGTTCTTACAGAACGGTCAACCGCAGTCAAATCGAAATCAGACTGAGGCTTTGCAGAACCTTGTGCAGTTGGAGCAGCAGCGTTGTCGTAAGCACTTTCACGTACGAAACGGATAAGGTTAGAGCTAGTCTGTCCAGTAGGGATAAGGGAACGAACGTGAATACGTCTGTTAGGGTCAAACTTCAAATCAGGAACTCTGTCCGCTGGGATAACTTCGCCAGTGTAAGCGTTTCCAACTGTCATGTCGGCACCTTTCATGTCCAACTCCATCTTTACTTTGTTGGAGTTTCCGCTCTTGTAGTTAGCAAAAGAATCGCCAGCAAAAGCTTTTTCCAACTCAGAAGAGAAAGACGCAGCCTTCTTAGAACCAGCAAAGCCAGCCTGAGTTCTTGCATCTACTCCGTCAAGCTGAGCCTGAAGAGCATCAGCTTTCTCGTTTAACTTAGCGGTTTCGGCAGAAAGTGACTTTCTGAACTCCTCACCAGCTTCTTTCATTGACTTTACGTCTGAAATCAAAGCTTCGTTTGACTCCAATTTCGCAAGTACTGAATCCAATTGTGATTTAATTGCGTCCATTGTGTTTTAAATAAATTTTTTAAGTTTCTGATAATATTCAAATTCCAAAGCCATTGCAATTGTCGGGTCCTCTTCGCTTTTGAATTGAGTTTCCTCGGATTCTACAATTTGGACTGACTCCAATGCCTTTAGGTGATTTTCAATTTGTTTTAATCCTATTTCAAGTTGAATCATTGACTCGTCGGTAAGGTCACCATTGCGTAAAATGTTGCAAAACTTAGCAATCATCTCCTCGCTTTTTGGCTTATCCCAGCTTTTCATTGACTCGATTGGTGTATTTGGATTGGCTCCCCAAGTAACTGTTGAACCTTCCCAAAGTTTAATCTCTCTGATTTCTCGGTAACCAGCCTTGTTGTCTGCTTTAATAATTTCAAAGCCAACAGAATGCTCGTTAAATACTCCCTCGGCATAAAGCTTTATTACGTCTTTGCCGTAGCTTGTTTCGGTAATCTTAGAGGTAAAACGCAACCCTTTAGCGTCTTCCATTAACTCCATAGGTTTAGCCAATGGCATCAAGGGATTGTGCTGGAGTAGGTGCATAATTCTATTGCGTCCCTGCGGTCCATTCTCAGCAATTGTTTTCTTATAAGAGCCTGAAACAATAACGTCGCCGTCTGAATCAATGTTGTTAAACGCAGAAAAGTAACCAGTAACGATTCCTTTTACCTCGTCAATATCTTCAATTATTCCTTGGCTTATATTCTTGTAAATCATTGTCGCTTTTTTTGTAAAAATAAAAGGGTTAAAAAAAAATGCAAACCAATAAATTTATTGATTGACAAAATGCAAGGCTCTTGCTTCGCTTTCCTCGAATAGACTTGTATAATTTTTATACCCTTTCTCAATATCACTTTCACTTGGTCGCTGAAAAGATAGGAATGGCACGCAAATATAGGAGTTGCCACGTGGGTGGACTTCTGTCCTAAAATATTCGTCAATTGGTATATCCAAATCTAATTCTGCCATCTGCTTTGCAAATCTATAAGAATAAAGTATTCCATGCGTTGTCCAAGAGCCATAAGTGCGAACTAATCTCTTGCTTATTCTGTCAAGCCTTAAATCTTTTATATTGGCGCCAAGCATTAACATATCCCAGTCAGCTGGCAGGTCTTTAATTGACCCCTCTAAATTAGTCGCCCAACCTCGGTAGGTAGCGTCGTCCTCAAATATTAAAACGTCGCTTTCGCATTCTTGAAATATCTGCTTAAAAGTTTGCCACAATCCAAGCCATCCCCATTCGTGCTGAATTGCGCTTACTCTTTCAAGGTTAAAATGTGGTGATAATTCTTGCATTGACGCACGCCATTTGTCTTTTCGGTGGTCAAGGTTAATAACGTGAGCAATCATTTTCGCATTGGTAATCCGTCAACGTCTCGCATAATTCTAAACACAACCTTGCATCTGCAATTACAAATTTGGTCAGCGCCAGCGCCTTGCGTTCCGTCGGCTGGTTGTCTCATTTCGTCACCGCCTACAATAAAGTTTTGGTCGAATGGAATCCAAGGCTTGTTGAGCATTGCAGCGTGGTCAGGTCTTGTTCTGTTGTCTGTCGCTGGAATCCATTTCTTTTCGTACATAAAATCTGATGTCGCTGCCGACTGCATCGCTGCGTTGTTGGTAGCTATCGCCATTTCAGTTCGTGCAATTAGCTTGGCTCGGTTTCTAAATATAACCGTTACCGACTCTTGAATGTTTCTAGCAATCTCAAGCGTGCCAAGACCTTCATTTAATCCACCTAAAACAATGTTGCGGATTATCTTTTGGCTGGTTTCGTTGATTTGTATTAGGGTTTGCGGCAAGTTTCTAACTGCAAACAAACGCATAAAGTCTCGCCACCCTGCCCTTAAAGCTTCTTTGGTTGCTTTAGTTGGTGGTTGGATTGCGTTATACATAGCCTCAGCGTAAGCAGTCCCAGCAACAACAAAAAGGTTTTCCAATACGTCAGCCAATGGCGCTGGAGTTATTAAATCAAAGCGGTTAATATTTCCATCCGCCTGTTTAATAGCATCCAAATACGGCTGCATTTGCTTTTTTAAAGCCGTGTAAATTTGCTTTTCGTATCTAACCTCGTAACGTCTCTGCAATGCATCCAATTGCTTTGCAAGCGCTAGGTCTTTTTTAGTTGGTTTGGGCATAGTCTCCCAAATTTTCTAGGTCGTCAACTGGTTGTGCAGAAAATTCCGCCAAAGTCATTAAGCCTTGCGGAATAAATGGCTGCTCCATTAGTGCGTTTTCGTATTCGCCGTAATTCATTGCCGCACGCTTTTCGTTTGGAGTTAACCACCAAGCAGCAGACAATTGATTAACAAGCTTATCCATGTCGTCTTGCATTTCAGGATAAGCCATGTAATCGAAATCTAGGAATAGATTTTTATTACCATAAGAAGCCAAAAGCCAGTTGTTAAGCACGTCTCTGATTTCAATATGCAAAGGTCTGACAACGTTATTAATTAATGCCTTATAAGCCGTTTCAATGTTGTTAAACGTGCTTGCCTCGGTATCTCCAAGCAACTTAGCATCCACGCCATAAACTCGGCACAGGGAACGCAAAATTACTTTCTGAGTATCAATAATTGACATATCTACTGCATTCATTCCCATTTGAACCCAGCTTAGCTTGGCTGGAGTAATGATAACGTCGCCAGCTTTGGTTGCGCCTTGGTAATTGTGTGCGTAATCCTCCTTTAGTCCTTGCGCTTGCTCTCTTGTAATGTTAACAGTTCCGTCTCCCGTTAGTATTCCTCTTGCTCCCATATTTTGAAGCATAGACAAAAGCGCTTGCTTGCCATCGTTTGACGTTGTAAGGTCACGAACTGCGGAACGCAAAGGAGATGCGCCGTAAAGATGGTTAGCCGTTCCAGCTTGGTAGCTTAGATTTATATTTTTAATGTGTCCAACGTTTGCAGCGTCAATGCTA